GCCGACAATGACACCTTCNGTNGTTGATACGGCAGGAACTACGGTCGAGAGATCAATCTCCGACACATTAACACCTGGGCTTACTTGAAATGGCATAGTTCATTTCTCCTTGTAATAGAGATTTATCGATTGTTTTTATTATTTATAAAAAACGATATTTTACTGAGACGATAACCATCCTCCATCCCCACGATCAACATGAACAATGTCTTGTGTTGTTTCATTGTTACCAGCATCATAGAAACCAAAAGGCAAGAGGTCTTGCATCATTTGTTCTTCGCTTCGTTGCCTCAGTTTCGTAAGAGTATTGATATCTGTAATCTGACTAAAATATTGTTGTGATGATAGCCAAGCGAACAGAACGAGACACATAACTAAATCGTCATGGCTTCCAGATTCTGCTTCGTAGCTATTTCCTCTCCTTGAAAACTTTGAAAGTTCATTGATAGTGTCAAAGTCGTTAATAATAATTTGGTCTTGCTCTATCATCATTTTTAGAATAGAGCATCCAGTAGCCTTTACTGATTTTGTTGTTCGAACACCTTTATCATTATTTTTACCACTAAATCCGCTTGATATTCTCTTACCAGACCTACCAGCAGATTCAGTTGATATTAAATTTTCAATTTCGTATTCATAATATAGCAAATCGGACACTTGTCCACCAATATCGTTTATCTCAACTAGAGTATGTGCATTATTATAATATGTTGTCATTCTATGTATAATATCTGTATATTCGATGGGAGTGACGAAACTATCTTTATATACACATACTTGCTGATATGGCATTGCTGTAATATCGATGATTTGAAAGGCTGAATAGTCTAAACCCTTACCTCTTGACACATCAACCACACAAGCATACATTCTATCTTTTTGCGGTTGCTCATATACTTTGATACCAGCTTGGTCTTGAATGGGTGTTTTGTGAAATAACTGCTTGAGTTTAGACCCGTCAATAAGTGTGCCAGAACTACCAAGAAACTCACATTCAAACTCTTGTGAAAACTTCTGTGAATCAAAGTCCATAGAAGCAAGGGTTTCTTTCTTCCATTTGTCACCTCGACCCGGTACTTTATACCAAGGAACTTCTACAAAAGCGTATCCATTACGATCTTCTTTCGCCCCTTGAAAAGTCTTATAGAAATGATTGAGACCATTTGGTGTAGAGGTTAGTAGAATCTTTGTTGTCTCACCAGAAGAGATTGTTGGAAAGACTGAAGCAAAAAATGAGTCCCAGTTATCAACGAAAGCAGTCTCGTCAATATACAAATACGATACGGACTTACCACGAATAGCAGATGAAGAAGTTGCAGTAGCAATAATCTTACATCCATTCTCAAACTCAACAGAGCCTTTGTTCCACTCGACAACGCCTTGTTGAATCCATCTTGGAAGTGCTTCGAAGGCAATCTTGATACGGTCAAGAATCTCTCTAGCAGCATCACCTTTGTTAGCGAGCAATGCTACTGTCTTATGCTCTTGAAACAAAATGTAATGAAGAATGAGAACGGCAGCGGTTGTCGTCTTACCCGCCTGTCTTGAGGTATTGACAATAACATTTCTGGAGTCTTGAGATTTTTCTATGATTTCTTTCTGATAATCATATAGCACAATAGGAATAAGACCGTGGTCAACGTGAACGATTTGAATATACTTTTCAGCAAAGTAGACCACATCTTTAGCACACTTGACATACTCGCTTAAAAGTTCTTGAGTCCATTCAATCTGAATGTCTTTTCTTTTTAGATTTGCATTTCCATTATAACCAAGTCTTTCGATACTCATTACAGTTCTTTCAACGCTTTCTGTAAATCGGCTGTCGAACCAACAAACAGATTATTATTCACTGTCTGTGGTCCACCAAAGTCTTCTTTAGGAGCGAGTTCCTGCTTCTTTTTAGAAAGGTCGAGTAGGTCTTTGTTAGCATTTACAAGAGTATTCATTAGAGTAGACACAACTTCATACGCTCTTGGATGCTCCGAAGCACGAGCAACATCCATCATTTGCTCAAGTGCATGGTTGCCTTGCTCAATGACAGAATACAGATTTTCTCTTGTATATTTGAAGTCGTTCTCAATGTCATCATCTGTCTTTTCAGGAATAATGACTGAAACACTTTCATGCTTTACTGGTTCTAAACCTAAAGCATCAGTGATAGTCTCATCATCCATCTAACTATCCTCTACAATAACAATGTATGCCCAATCATCGTCCTTATTGATTAGCGAATGATCAATCGATTCATTGTCTGGCACTGAGATTGAAACGTTTGGCGCAAAATGATAACCATGGCCGGGGTTTGTAATAATAATCTCACGAATACCATCGTTGACAACATTAGCAGTTGCTGTTGCCTGGTAACTTGCTGTTGCGTTAATCGAATCAGGAGCAGAGATTGTAACAGTAGCGCCATTATAGCCAATACCATTATCGATAATTTGAATCGATTCTACACTGTAGCCATCAATCGAAGTTGCGTTATAGGTTATCTGAGCGTTTGCTGTAGCCTGAACTGTTTGACTAGAAACAAACCCTGCTGGGTCACCATTTGCTAGTAAGCCTGGGAATACCTTGACGCTTTCCATTGAACTGTTAGAATAATCACCATTTGCAAACTGGCTATAGAAGTTGACATTAGCAAACTTGATGATTTTCTTAGTGGTGACTGGACCAAAGAAGTAACCCTTCATTGTGAATGTTAGTGTCCAAATTACAACTCTTCTTGTGCTGAAGTCTCCTTCATACACCTCTTCACTATTGACAGAATTCATAATTGTGGGTATGTCAAAATATTCGTCTAAAGCATCGACAAGTTTGACAGAAGCAGTCCATTCTGGTTTGAAGAACGGCAATATCTGCTCTAAAATCTTAGTACCATCTTCAGAATACTTTGCCATGATAGACAAGGTGAAGTCCATATTGTATGGTGCTGGTGCAAACTGAGTCGTTAAAATGTTATTATTAGCTGATGATGTTTTCGTGTTACGAACTCTACCAGTCAATCTACGGTCTGGATCGTACGATATGTTTGTCATTTCAAACGACATACGAGGCAATGAGACTGATGCTGGGCTACTCAGACTTGAGTCGCCTTCAATCCTTGCAAGAAACTTTTGCATTGGACCATAAGCGATAGGCACACGAAACTGCTTTTTAGTTACACTACTATTATTTTCACGAGAGATTAGAATCTCGTTGAATAACGTACCAAATACCGTGACATATCTGCGAAGAGAACCATGATAAAAACTGTGACCAAACATTAGAACCTACCTCCTTCAGAGAAAGGATCAGCTTCAGAGAAGTCAATGATACTATCTGCTGCTGTTTCAAAGGTGCTGTTATCAGCAAATGAGTCTTGTGTTTCAAGATACTCAATCGATGTATTAGAAGTTGTCTCAAAACCAGCAAACAATGTATCAATCTCTGCTACACCTGTGCTGAAAGTCTCTTGTGAATATTCAAACATTTCACATCTCAAATCGTACATCTGTAGAGCGCCCATCTGATAGAACACTGGTTCATGCTCAACAAACTTAATCTCAAACATCTTCTTGTTGAGTGGGAAGTAAATCAAATCACCTTCTAGCGGTCTATCGTTTCCTGTATAGGTTGACACGTCCAATTCAAATGTTCTTCTGGCAATCGTCAGTGTCATCTCATCACGAATTTCTAAACCAAACTTTGATAGGAAGTCCCCCTCACCTTCAAAGCCATCAAAGTTCTTGATGTACATATCAATGAAGTCTGCTCTCTTGTATTCAGAGAGGTCATCTTCATTCAGAACGTCATCTACTGCACCAGCGGTTCTTGTGATGTAATAAATGTCGTGCCCGTGTATTTTGATTGACTCAATAACCAAATCTTCTATGAGATATTGCTCCATAGATGCTTCAAAGTTATTGAAATATACTGAAGTTGCCATAAATCTTATCCAGTCAGGTCATGTACGGGTAAGGAATATGAACTAATCATATCTTCTTCAAGTCGCTGAATCTCTTCTCTTGCATCAGAAAGAATTTGCTCACCATTGAATGTTACACCACCGGGTAGTTGCATTCCATTAAACTTTGTGAGGTTTGAACCCCATTGATACTTAATCTTTGCTGTAGCATAGTTCTGAAGCCAGCGGTCTTTGTAAACATCAGCATACGTTGCTGGGTCAACAATCTGATAACACTCTGCAACAACATAATCACCAGCAGATACTTTTTCCCAATCCATATCAATATGAAGACGATTGACGTTACGATTGTAGCGAATAGGTTGCTTACCAACGAGCAACTCTTCAATAAACTGAATATGCTGCATTGCCATCATATACTCAGAAAGTCTGTATGAACTCATATCATACATATCATTCAGAGCAAATTGATAGCGAATGTTGAATATGTTATTAACAGAAAGAGAGTCACCAATATCAAAAATATTTACTACACCAATGATGTTCTCTGCGATAGTAATATATTTGTTTGTGATATCAGTAGACGTGAGAACGTGTTTTAGAAATGTTTTCTCTGTGCCATCAAAATGATAGTCCCAGTAATACGAGAATGCTTCTTCAACACGGTCATCAACTTGGTCATCGTCAACGTTAATCTCAATCACTGGCTTACCTAGTTTTCTGAGGCACCACTCTTTAAATTCTGCTTTTGTAGTTGGTTGTGCCATGTAAGGCTCCTGTGAGTTTTCTTTTTATTTATACAAACATTTGTCTAGTTAACTTTACACATCTCATTATACTGCTTTGCTCCCAGCCATATCTTCTTGCGACATAACCCAAGCGTAGCATTTGTCCATGAATGCTGCGCCTGACATGGCTTCAACAGCAGTCATATCAATGTGATACCTACGAAACTCAACATCACGAGTGTCGTCATTTGGTGTGGCA